TCTTTATATGTTACATATTGCATTGGTTTAGATCCACCTGCATCAGGCATGATGCATAGAGCTATCCCAATAGCTACTAGCACCCCGCGAGCTACGCCCCTAAGGGGCTCGCGGTGAGCCTTTGAGAGGCTCTGCTGTGTTAGCGTACCAGATGATGGAAGTACATTATTAAAAGCCCTGTTCAGACTGCGTGTCGCTTTCATTATTACCCCCTGTGGATAACTTCTGTGGATAACTATTTATCTGTTGAATAAAAGCCAGATCCCTTAAAGTGTGCTGGAGCAGCTGCAATTACCTTAGTCATAGGCTCATTACAGTATGTGCATGGTATTACTGGTCGACTGTGCCATCCATGATAGATCTCTTGACTAAGATTGCATCGTGTGCATTTGTAATCGTAGGCTGGCAAGTTAAGCACTTCCTTATCATGTATGACCCACAGCCAGAGCATCGGTCTATGTCTGCCTCTGTAGGTTCTTTATCGAGATGACCGTACTTTAATACAAGTAGTGGCAAGAGATCCTCTAGACGGATGATGGCGGCATACTCACGCGCATCTTCACCTTGTCCGTTGAGTCTAATCACTCCGAAGCCCAATTCCCCCGAAATGGCTGTCCGAGCTTTTAATTGCTTAATGTATGCAAGAGGTTGAAATCCAGCGCGGGCTTTGACTTCAACATCGAACGGTACATTGACAATATCCTTGCCACTACCCCTTCCCACACATGCGCCTTGCCAGACAGTCGATAGGTACTGTGCAACTACTCGCTCTGTGCGGAAACCTCTGTGCTTTCTTGCTTGACTAGCCATTGACTGCTTTACACTTGCGGCATTGCCATGCCCCTACAATAGGCTGATCATCCTTGAACTTGATCTCTGCAACTATGTCGTGTGCTTCTGTTGGCTCATTGCACAGCTGACAATTAATAGTGTCAAACAGCGGCACATCTTCTAAGTTAGTCCATACACCTGTTGTCTCATCGAAATACTCTACATGCCCCATTACACTCTCACTTCCTGTGGATGCCATTTACCATCGCTGCCCATGCGATACCACGCAGGCGGACAGTCAGACTTAACGCCACCTGCATTCATCTGATTGCATTGGAAACCGCCCCAGGCACGACCATTCTTCTCACCTTCACGCCATCGCATAGCACCATGCTTGCAACTTGGTGATTCCTGTGCTTCTGCTGTGCCTATGATTGCAGCTACATTCTCCATAGCCTTCTCAAGCGTGACCGGCGCATTTACGACTTTGTTATATTGATTAACAGGCGTAGTCCAATAGTCTTGCTCTGCTGGCTCTTTATCTGCCTTACGAATGGCAGTCTCTAGATCCTGAACGGATGGCTTAGGCGGCTTCGCAGCTACTACTTTTGCCATCTCTTCTCTTGAGGGCTTATGCTTGTCGATGCCGATGTTCGCATGACCACAAGCAACACCAATCGCCGAAGTAAGACCGTTTTCCAGAGCAAAATCTTTATTGACACCCCTGTCCGTAATAACCTCATTCGCAAAACCAGTCGAGAATGGCTTCTCATCTGTGGCTTCTCGATACAGGCGTGCAGCCACGATAAAACGCTTATCAGACCACTCAAGAATTTCGCCTTCAATGCGACCATTTGGATACCTCTTCCAAAACTCAATAACACGCTCACGAACCGTGGTGTACTCATCTAAATTAAACATAGAGATCGTTTTCCTCCGTTGCTAGTTGTCCTGCGAGTGCGCCATAGCTGCATAGGTCGACCCAGTTGTCAATGTGTTGGGCTGACTGATTAGTCCTTGCAAGTTTAACCAAGACCATGATCCCTGCCACTTGATAGTCGTGAATCGGTGTTTGTAGGTATGCGCTGAGTAGCATTGCGGTGTGTTGCAGGTTATCCGCAGGGTGACCGTATGATAGGCCACGCTCACGGATCGTGTCGGTGGCTGTGAGTAGGATTTCATTAGCGCGCATCTGTTGTCACTCGCTGAAATGACTTAGCTACGATTAAACCCTCGCGCTTGCCTTCGTTAAAGCCCTTAGCCCATCCGACTAAATACCACAAAGCATTAGCTAGTAGAAGCAAGATGATCATTGGCATCTCGAAACTCATTGTATTTCCTATCTGCCCCAAAGCCCTTGTTTGGGTACAGACTTAGTGTGACAGAAGTGTCAGACGAATCAAGGACATTTAGATAACGAAACCATAACGATTATCTAGGTCTGCCGTACGACTTTCCAGACACAATGAATGTGCCATCCTTCTCAATGTTGATTAGATCTACCTGAACCTTGGCTTTGTTTACATAGATGATGGCGAAAGCCTGTTGCCAGTTAGCAACGCCCTTGGTGTATGCAGCTTGCTTGAAGTCCATAAGATTGCCTACCTCAACACCATGTAAGACACGCCCTATGCGGCCTCCAGAGGCCTCTGAGAAGGCCGAACGCCCTGCCCTGTGCGTATGACCTGAGATAACGTTCTTGCCGTGCCTACGAGCCGCTTCTAGGGCTGACAAGCCCCCCTGTGGCTTGATGGGTGTGTGGTCTCCATGGACTGCGATCCAGTTAGGCGCAATAGGCATAGGGTTTTTGTGGAACGTAATGCCTAACTCATCGAACTTCATGAACTTCTCAAAGCGCAACTCTGGCAAAGCTCCAAAAGCAGGGACTTTAGCCATGATGATGTTATACAGGCGATCTGTGTGATTGCTACGGATGCAGTCTGTAACGCCTAAGTCCCAGAGAAGCTGCACAGCCTCATTGCGGTCATCATCTAGGGTTTGGGCATAACTGCCCATGCGACCTTCTTCCCACTTGCTAATCTGTGGAAGGTCGATCTCATCGCCAATGGTCACGACCTGATCTGGCTTGAACTTAGAGATGAAGCTTGCAAGGTTACGGGTTGCAACCCTGTCATGGTAAGGGACTTGTAAGTCCGAGACTACGACTATTCGCTTAATCGTCATCCTCATCTTCATAGTTGCCAAACTTCTCTGGCTCGACAGGATCAGGCAAGATCCAATGTGGGTAGGCTTGAGGCTCGGTAATCATGAACATTGCTACATCTTCTGCAAACCCTGCACGCTTAAGAGAGCAAAAGTATTCGTAAAGCCCAATGCAGTAAGCATCTAGCTTTGAGTAGCCTTGTTCCTCAAGTGCCTTAGTTGCTTTTCTTGCCATGAGAAAATTATCGCTCTAAAAGGATGTTATAGATCTCATCGACACGCGCATGCAGTCGCTTAATCTCTGTCAATAAATGAGTAATGACAAAGCCTGACAAGCCACCTAGCGTCACTAGCGTAGCGATGTAGAGCTGAAAGAAATCTGTCTGTGTCACTTTTTAGGACTCGCGTATCCGAATACACCTGAAAGCACAGCCCATAGGATTGCGCGGTAATCTGCCTCGAAGTTGCTTGATGCCCAAGCTGCTAGGAATGCTCCAGCGGCTAGATAAACAGGGTTCTTCATGTTCTTCATTATTCTCCACCTAACATAGATACTTGAAAAAAAGCACCATCATTGTCAGCCGTTTTCTTAAACGAGACATGCATGTGCTTAACGTGTTTGTTAGCCCCTGTGTACTTGCGCCATTTCCAGTTAAGGATGCTGGAGCAAATTCGTCCATCGAAAATGATGTAACTAATACGCTTGTCCGCTTTTGACTTTGATAAGGCACGAAGCTGATCTGCAAGATCGCCCATGATGTCGGGCTTGCTTGACTTGAACAGGTCACGATCGACATCAATGGCACGAACCCAGCCTTGCTCATCTGGATTATGATCAGACTTGCGAGCAGCGTGTCTGGTATCACCAATCCAGCCATCCGATAGCCTGTCACGATCTGGGAATGAGTCATCGATCTGCTCTCTTAATTGGATCGCAGCCCTAGAGAGTTTTACCTTCATCCAAGTAAGAGCTTTGCTTCATCTTCTGAGATGCCAAGCTTTGCCAGTAGTGCAGCCTTCTCAGCAGCCTTAGCCGCTTTGTCTGCTTCTTCCTTAGCCTTCTCGTCTGCATAAGCTTTAGCATCGGCTTCACGCTGTGCTACTTCTTCTGCTGTCAATTCGATCTCTGAGACTTCCCCAGTAGAGCAATCAACTACGATCTTTGTGTCTGCCATGTTGTCTCCTTATGAGTTCTTTATGCCGTAAAGGGTTGCTGTAGAATACTGTGCAAAGTTAGTATCAGGGAAAATTCTAATAGATGTGATTGCTGCCTGAGTTGCAGGGTTCCATAAACCAGCAACAAGAGCTGCCCACGCTGTTGTTCCGTTAGCCTCTTGAACAGCATCTGAACTAATTGACTTTGCCGTTGAACTTAGGTAATTAGGAATGTAAAATTCAGAATTGCTGAATGTGCTAGCTGTGTTTGTTGCAGCTGGGATAGTACTGAAATAGATTGATGTTCCAGAACTGGAAGCAGAAGAAGCAGTTGCTCCATTTCCTCTTAAATTCCTGCTTGTATACACAGAACCTGTGTCTCCGTTAAGGCGTAGATACATGTCTTCAAGTGAAGCAGAAGCAGAACTTCTTGCAGATACTTTAACGCACAAATCTGTAAAAGTAGAAGGGATGCTAGTGAATTCCATGTTGGAAGCCCCACCTGCACCGACTGTAACGGATGCAATCTTAGTAAATGTATTAGGCACTTTTCACCCCGTATAATGTAAATGTAGAGCCAATCTGGAAATCATTCGATCCAGCTTCTGCAACTAAACTAACTGAGGTAATAGCGGCTGTGTTGCGCCATAAGCCAACCCCAGCATTTACCACGCTTGGAGTGTTGTTAAATCGTTCAACACTTGTCTTATTGGTCGTAGTGTTTGCATAATTCATTATGTTAATGATCCAAGGCATAAACTCCCCAGCAGTACCAATACCGCTTCCGGGGTTTGCATAGATACCATTTTGATTGGTATGGCGATTAGAGCCAGCAGATGAGCCATTACCCCATACAGTAGTGCTGGAGTAGTTAGAGCCTGAGTCTGAGTTATAGCGCAGGATAGGTTGAAAGTTAGCACCTGTAGTTTTCATAACTGCAACTAAAACTAAATCTGTGTAAGTGCCAGCAATAGATGAAAAGGTCACAGTTGTTTGTGTGCTACTTAATGTAGTAGTAGCAATCGGAGTATAAGTAGATGGCATGTTATCCCTTTATTCCGTATAAGGCAAACCTAGACCCAGAAGCCCAATTAGAGTTTTGAGTGCAAGTTATAGAAGTGATTGCAGCTGTATTTCTCCAAAGCATAGATTCTAACTGAACGAATCCTGATCCGTTGTAATCGATACCCGAAAGAATTCTGACTGTCTTAAACTTGTTCGCGTTGCCATAATCTAAAATATCTATAACTCCAGTACCAAAAAGGTTAGCAGCATCAAAATTTGTTGAGATAGAAGAAACGACAATGTTGTCATTTCCTGTTGGAGTATCGGCTGATGAACCATTACCGCGAACCGTGTGGCGATAATAGTTTGTGCCAGTTGTATCAGAGTTAAAAGATAGGTTCCAGTTATCAGGGCCTCCACCGCCAGAGTAACCACTGCGACCGATAAATCTAATTTGTAAATGTTGATAGTCTGATGGGATCGAGCTAAAAGTTAAAGTCGTTGCTGAACCACTAGCAGTTACAGTAGCAATGGACTCGTAAGAGTTAACCTCACCCCCACCGCTAGAGGCAATAATCCCAATAAGAGAAGAAATCATTACGCAATGCCACCGACAACAATCCAAGAGTTAGTAGCAATCTTGATGCAAGCTGCTGACTTGTAACGAGCAAGGACTGGAGCTGCTAGGACTGCACCTGCGCTCACGATTGTAGTAGTGCCAGATGTGACAGCGTTGATGGTGGTAATGCCCGCGCCCTTCTGGTAAACCAAAAGAGTAGTGCCGATTGGAAAGTTATATGTCGCATCTGTTGGAATGCGGAAAGTGTTAGCTGAGGCATTGTCCATCGTGACAATAGCGTTAAGACCATCTGCCTTGACTGCTGTGTAGGTAGTGCCAGTCTGTGCGTTTACGACCATGCCAGCGAAAGCTGTGTCGATGTCCTGACCCAGCAGAGCAATCGCTGTTGCGCCATCCTTGACAAGGTCGCTCGATGTTGGGACATCGAACCCGAAGTTAGTTGTTGTAGTTGCCATTAGGTTAGTGCTCCAGTCGCGTTAGTCCATGTAAGTGTACCATTTACGCCAGTCCAGATTAGTGAGGCTGGCAATACTGTTTCCCATTGTGTAGTAGATAGTGAGAAGTCTGTAGCTGAGATGTACAGGGTCATGTCTACAGATGATGGAGTAGCTCTAAGGGCTATGTTCTCCACAAAGCCATCGAATTGACCACCCAACATATTGGCTGGCAGGTTAGTGATCAAGATGGGTTGACCAAAAAAGATGTTGATAAGAGTGTCAAGATCTGCACTTGGCAGGTCTGGATTGTCTAGGCGGAAGGTAATCGCTTCAAGAGAGCCTCTAGGATTCTTTCGCAGGTTTAACTCTCTAGAGCCGATTGTAGTAATGTCACCAAGAGTCTTAATGTTTGACTCAAAGGATCTCTCATAAAGCCCGTAGGTAGCCACAGAATCGGTATCAGAAGTACTGTAGGTCGAAGCGTATCCTGCCCCGTACTTATAGATCAGGCTGTTGCGAATGCGGTTTGTCTGAGTCGTTGAGCGAATAGTGTTAGGGCTTGCATAAGCGGCATTCAGGTTAGTAAAGCCATTGGCTATTAGATAGTTGCTGCGATGATCTGCATCATCATAGGAAACCAAGCCATTCTTTTCTTCATGCATTTGACCGAGCGCGCTGTTAGCAATCTGATCTGTGAGGCTGTTGCTCTTAGCCGTAGCCGATGCAGCTAGGTTGATCATGGTGTAGAAGCCCGGGTCGATGTCTCCAATGTAAGACTCGGCATCTGCCCATGTAGTAGTTGCTGGGTATGTATCCCATGTAAGTGTTGGAGTTACTTCAGCCCAAGTTAGGTTAAGGACATTGTCTACAATGGCTGCAATTTGTGCGCCGTCTAAACCTTCTGCAAGGGCTGTGTTATAGACAGACTTAGTAAGCTTGGCTAAGTAGCCTACGCCTAAGATCCTGCCGTAAGTAATAAAGCCTGTTTCCTCTGGGCTTCGTACTCCGACAGAGAAGTCGGAAACTTCGCCGCCATATACAGTTACATAAGTCCCAGCACTATTCTTAAGCTCTAAGGTAATGGTGTCTGTTACATCGATGGTAAAGGGTGATCCGTCTGTGTTGATAATGTCTACTTGGCAGTAACCTGCTGTGCATTGCTTATCAATGTCTAAGCGACCAGCTGAGAAAGATACAGCCGTGACAGTCGTGTAGACATCATCGCCTACAGTTACACGCCATTCGGGAAGCCAAGTCATTACTCGAACCCTAGAACGTCCACAGTACCGCGGTTGCTAGCACCCCTAATAATCTCTACTACCTTTT